TGTCCGTGGTTACTGCGTCATTAGCAATGACCGTTGCCCCGTCACCTGTTGAAGTCACATCGCCAGTGTGGTTAGGGTGGCTGTAATTGTTTGAGCTGGCCTCGATGCCATCCAGCTTAGTGTGGTCAGCGTCAGTAAATGCGTTGGTGTCTGCTTCGCCTTCGTAAGCAGTTTTAATTTCGGCGCCAGTTTGATCTGCTGTCGCCCCATCTTCCAGGCTACTAATTGCGGTGCCGCCCAAAGTAAAAGTGCCACCGACAGTAAGGTTGCCGGTTGACTCCAGGGTGCCGGTAGATTTTACCCCGGCAGTCGATACCTGCAATGTGCTTTCGGTACCTTCACCATCCATCACCGTGCGCAGGGTGCCGTCCACGCCCGAATTTGCATTCGGCACCTGCAAGAGATCCTTGTAGGTATCCGAAATTGCTTTCCCGTTTAATGAATCGCTTCCCGCCATAACTTAAATTCCCCAGACTCGTTTAATTTCTTTTTTGCTGTAGTTCGACTTCCACCTTCCACCTCGGTTTTCCAGTTCCCGGTACCCGCGCCGAACTTGTTCTTTCATGGTGCTTGGATCAGTTGCATTTCCACTAACACCAAACCCCGCAACCAGGTCGCGGGTGTAAACTCTTCCATCCTCGGTAATCGCCTGAGTGCCACGTTGCACAAGGCGCTCGACGGTCTTGCCGTCTTCATCTTTAAAAACGTAAATCGGCATTGTAAAAGCCGGGGGGAGGTTTCCCTCCCCCCAGTTGTCAGCTATTAGCTGAAGTTAGTTTTGGAGTACATTTCGACGTAATACTTCGGCTGAAGTGTTTTCGCGGCGAAAAAACTTTTGTAACCGATAACCGTCCGCTGATTTATTGGATCATCCTTGCTGGCGCCGTCGGTGACGTACACGCTCGGCCCGTAAGGGCTTTGGCTCGCAACATCCGAAACGCCGTAAGCGTTTTGACCGAACACGAACGAGGAGTGGACAGTGCCGCTCGAATCATAAGTGTGCTGAGTGCTACCGTCGGACAAGAAAGGAACGGTGGTCTGGAGGAAACGGATTCCCCACAAGCGACCGATCTCACCCTTGTACAACGTCTCGATGGCGGAGTAGCTGGCGGCATTTTGCCAACCGCTGGTCTTCATCAGGTCACTAGCCACTTCCGGGCTAACAACGCCGACGTAGTTTCCGCCGATCATCGGTGTGTTGTTTTTGCGAAGCTGCGTGGTGCAGTCGAGGAAGTCGTTAAACTCCACAACCGCATCAGCGGCGCTGGCAGCGCCAACGGCAGCGTAGTCAGCAAGACCATTGGCCATGCGGGTTTGCTTGCCGGTAACATTGCTACCCAACTCGTTGCGCACAATCTGGTCAGCGTGCAACGCGGCATCTTGACCCGTCACCTTCACGGCTTGCTCGACGTGCGAGAAAAGCTCGGTGAGTTGCAGGATGTCCGTGATGCTGATCACTTGACCGTATTGCACCAAGTCAGCGTCCACATTCTCCAGGCTCAAAGCACGCTCGCCGGTAGGCTTAGTGCCTTCAGTCGAGAGTGTTTCGATAGCGCCAGTGCTAGGCTCGTCGAAACGGAACCAGCGAATGGTTTTGCTGCCGCTCTTGGCGGGCAACGGTGCTTTTTGCGCGAATTGTACTAACTGCAACGACTCAACAATGTAGTCGAGCAGTTCCTTTGAAAAGTACCGCTGGAATTGAGTGCTAATTCCAGAGGTTCCAGTACCTACTGCCATAATCTTTTAACCCCTATTAATGCGTGCTACCGAAACACGGCCATCCCAGCCTGTTGCTCGTCGGCATTTCGCAAGGCGTCCACTAACTTTTCACGTTTTTGGGCCTGGCTCATGTCGTCGAAGTTCTTCGGCGTGGACTCTCGTCCGGGAGGCGCTCCGGTAACACTGGTTTGTTTAGTTAGTTCATCGACCTGAGCTTTCAGGTCGCCGTTTTCTTTTTGCAAAGATTCCACCTTCTTGGCGGCAATCTTTGACACTACGAACTCAACTGCATCTTGGATGCCTTCCGAATAAGCTCGGAGATGCGGGCGTTGATCCAATATGTTTTCAACGCCTCGCGCCATTTCGCTGGATGAGTCTTTCAACTCCGGGTATTGCTCCTGAAGATCCTTCAGGTTTTCAGTCCAATTAGATTGGATTGACTCAGCTACTTTGCTTTGTTCGTTCGCAGCCTTGCGTGCCTCAACTTCCTTAGCCTTTTCCAATGCAAGTTCGGCAAGTTCAGTCTCGCCGTCTTCCTTGTATCGTTCCGCCAACTCTCGGTAGTCGTCCGGGGATGTCTGATCGTCCTGATGCTGTTGCTTCAGAGCTTCCAATTCTTCCCTCTCCTTTTTCAGGGCTGCCTTTTCCTCATTGAGTTTGTCCCAGTTGCGGTCCAGACGTTCGTTGGATTTCTTCTCTCGGTTGGTCAGAGGCTTTTCATCAGTCTCCGCATCGCTTGTTTGTTCAGGTGCCTCAGTTTCCACTTCTTGGGTCTGGGCCTCCTGTTCCGGCGCAGCAACTTGCTCCTCATCACTCTTCTGATTGTCCGATGCGAGTTCTTCGGACTTTTGGGGTTCCTCGCCCGCAGCCGTGTCGGCAGCATCAAGTGCCGCCAGCAATTGCTCACGTTCTGCGTTCCTATCAGTGGTGTTTTCGTCGCTCATAGTTCGTCTCTACTATTTAGCCACGCCAAATCATCAGTGGGCACATCGGGACGGTGATCTGAATCGGTGATCACCGACTTAGCCATTAGCGCATCCAAGGTCGCCACCGCCCCTCTAAAACCGGCAGCGTATCCTGCGCGATAATCCAGATCGTTTCCCGCCCTCGATGTACCGTCCAGGGACTGCTGAACCGTCATGGCCAGAAGCGTTTCCCTCAGCCGCTCCCCGGTTTGTCCCTGAAAAAATCTATTCAACTCAGCAGCATCGGTCTGACGCCACTCAGGCAATGTGCGCCAGGCGACTCCGCACAGGCGCATGAAATTGTAGGCAGCCCGCAATTTACGCAGCATATTCAGCCCCCTGATTTGCGCCCAAAGACGCGGGTTCAGGCATTGCCGCAGGTTGCGCCTCAACAGGCATTTCTGCGGGTGCCCCCATCGCTTGTTCTTGAGGACCGGCTACTGGTTGCGAGCCACCTGCTAACAGGCCGGCAATTTCCGCCTCCACCTCTTTAGCGGCATCTTTGTCGGATTTTCGGAGTAGCTCCAAGTGAGCCTGAATATGCTCTTGGAGTCTTTGCATCTCCATTGGTTCCACTTGTCGGCCTGTCTGAGATGACAATTGAATGTATCCCAAAATTGTCCGGATATGCGTGGCGTGATCATCCGTCTCTTTCACCACTGCCGGGAATCCGAGTCGCATGAAGGTTAACTCGTTGGCCTGGTCTTCAGCCTGGTCGGCCATCTTCAACTCAGGATCCATGAACAAGCGTTTGACCAGTGCAACGTCATCGGCCTCCAGCACGCTCTTGCGTAGCTCGCCCTGATCGATGAACGGATCGTTCACAAACATCTGCATTCGATTTACTGCGCGTTGGTAGATAAAGTCTCGGTTAACACCGTCAGCACTTCCGGTTGGGCGGATGTGATAGGACTCACTAAGTGCATCCGGGTTTAACTCTTTAACCGTGTCCTCGTACCAGTAATCCAGCGAAGACTTGCTATGCTCCTTCAGCAGCATCCACGCGCAGTTGTAGAGGCGCCCAAGGCCCATGCGGAAAATGCGCAACCGCAAGTCACTGCTCTGGCTGAACAGGTTTGAAATTTGATTGATCTCTGTAGCCGTACGGCGCTCGGCGTTTTGCAAAGATTGGCTCATACCGAAATCAGGAGTAGCAACCCGTTGCTCGGCAATGTCGCGGGTGAACATCATCGATTGATCAAACGAAACCGGCGGTGCTGGCATCGGGATCGGTTGGATGTCGTATGGTAAAATCTGACCGGGCGAAAATTTCAGGTTAGCCGCATTCGGGATTTCACGGGCCGAACGGAACAAGGGCCGGTTGACCAGCGTCATGTAATCGTTCTTCTCGTTGAGCAGCTTAGTCAGTTCCGCCTCATGAACCGCAACAATCTCAGTCACACCACGCGGGCTGTACCAGCGACCGTCCTTTACCTCGTACTCAAACTGGCTAAACGGGTGCTTGTTCCCGTAACCCTTGCCGAGCTTGTACGCCTTGCGGATATCTTCATCCGGGCGTAGCGGGCTAAATGTCTCGCAGTACCAGGCACCATCTTCGTCCCGGCACCAGACTTCCCAAACAATGATGTAATCTTCCTCGTTATAAGTAAGACCTTCACGCTGGTACTGGGCTTGCACCTTAATGTTGTCTCCCCGGACATCAGTGCCAGCGCCCTTAATGCGCTTGATCAATCCCTCATCCTGGCTAAACAACTCATTGCGCCGGTAAGCCTCTTCCGAGTAGTGCTGGACATGCACAATCCGGTCAGCGTCCTGCAAGTTGCGCGTCCAGGTCGGGACGATAATGTGCTGCGGATCAATGTTCTGGAACACCAACTGTTTCTTGTCATGGTCCCAGTAGGTCTTGATTACCCCGCGCCCACTCATCAGCATGAAATCAATCACGCTTAAAATTTCAGTTTCAATGTTCGACTTCTGTTTTAACTGGTAGTCGAACCATTGAGCAGCAGCATTAGCGTAGGCAGTGGTCTTATCCCGAATCGGCGTAAATTGCGCGATCAGGTCCGTCGCAAACATCTGCTGAAAGTAAAAGGGCGCCAACCGCTGAATGACGGTATCGGATAACGGGAAATGCGCGTCACTCGCACCGGGCCATGGCTTGTTTTTGCGCCGAAGTCCGTTGTGACGCATGCGGTAGAACATGCTTTGCCGCGTATCCCATGAATTGCGGTCTGCTAAATCATCCCGAATTGCTTCATGCAATTCTTTACGCGACAAAAGTCCCATCGATCATTTTATGACGGGACAAATACGGTCCGAGCAACAATTAATACGTCAATTGACGTATTAGTGTAGTCAGCAGTGGACAGGTGGGGCGTCTATTGGACTGAAAGGGGGCGTCATGAATGAACTTGGTTTAATTATGGCTTTGGCCGACAGCCTCTTCATGGGTGTGATAGCAATTTCGATTGCCGTGATTGCCTTGAAGAAATAAAAAGGGGAAATGCAGAGTAAAAATTGGTCGGCGCCGCGAGGCGTCGGCCAATTTTCCGTTTAAAGGCCCACATCCATGCCATCTGGCAAGGAATCTTCCGGAAATGAGCCATTTAACACTTCATCAAGGCTGGGCCGGACATATTCCATCAACA